ATGGCAGCGCAGAAGGGCAGGGACCTGCTTTTGAAGGTCGATGAAGGCGGGACTTTCATGACCGTGGCAGGGCTGCGATCACGACGTCTCGCCTTCAACGCCGAGACGGTGGATGTAACGGATGCGGAAAGTGTGGGGCGCTGGCGGGAATTGCTGGGTGGCGCGGGTGTCCAGCGTGCATCGCTGACCGGGGCCGGCATATTCAAGGACCAGGCGAGTGACGAGAAGGTGCGGGCCGCCTTCTTTTCTGCTGCGATCCTCGACTGGCAGGTGATCATTCCGGGTTTCGGCACCATCACCGGGCCGTTCCAGGCGACGGCACTCGAATATTCCGGCGAGCACAATGGCGAGGTGCGGTTTGAACTGGCGCTCGAATCTGCCGGTGCACTGGCATTCGGTGCGCTGTGATGGCCGGGGCTGTGGTCATTGGCAGCCGGGCCAACCGGCGACGCGGCGAGGTGGAGGCGGTGCTGGACGGTGAGCGCCGCATCCTTTGCCTGACGCTCGGGGCACTGGCGGAACTGGAGACGGCCTTTGCGGTTGAAGACCTCAACCGGCTGGCTGCGCGCTTTTCATCCGGCAGGCTGAAAGCGGCCGACATGATCCGCATCATCGGTGCCGGCTTGCGCGGCGGCGGCAATCTTCTCTCCGATGACGAGGTGGCTGCGATGAGTGTCGAGGGCGGGATTGCGACCTATGCCGGCATTGTCGGCGACCTTTTGACGGCAACCTTTGCCGGTCGTGGGGAGGGCGCGGCCGCAAACCCTTGAATGCCGCCGCGGGAGAGGGCGCAAGTGACGACAGGGCAGGCGCATCGGCGCCATTTCCCTGGGATGTCGTCATGCATGTCGGCTTCTGCCTGCTGCGGCTTTCCTCACGGGATTTCTGGGCGCTGACGCCGGTCGAATTCTTTCTCATGGCTGGTGGTGCACGGCCTCGCACGATGACGGTGGGCAGGGCGGAGCTGGATGCGTTGATGCGGGTGTTTCCGGATTGAGCATGAATTTTGCCGAGGTCTGCCCCATGGAGTGAATAACAATGGAAAACGACGATACCAATCTGTCTGCAACGCTCGATGATGCGGAGGCATTGTCCGATGTGATGGCGGATCTGGAGGCGCGGTCGCAGCGTTTTGGGGCCGCGCTGACCGGAGCGCTCAGATCGGCAACGACGGGTGGCAAGGGCCTCGAGGATGTCTTGCGGGGGCTTGGCAATCGGTTGACGGATATTGCGCTCTCGGCCGGCCTGAAGCCGCTGGAAGGATTGCTCGGCAATGCCGTGGGATCGCTGATCGGGTCGGTGACACCGTTTGCCGATGGCGGGGTCGTTCGGGCGCCGAGTTATTTCCCGATGAATGGCGGCACTGGCCTGATGGGCGAGGCTGGACCGGAAGCGATCCTGCCGCTGAAACGCGGTGCGGACGGCTCGCTTGGCGTAGCGTCGGCCGGCGGCGGCGGGGCTGTGCCGCAGGTGGTCTTCAACGTGACGGCGACCGATGCGGCAAGCTTTCGCAAGAGCGAGGCGCAGGTTTCGGCCATGCTGGCGCGCAGTGTCATGCGTGGGCGCAGAGGGCTTTGACGGGAGAATGCCATAAGCGGATTTCATGACGTGCGCTTTCCGCTACGGGTGGCGCTCGGGGCGAGCGGTGGGCCTGTGCGGCGCACGGATATCGTCAATCTTTCGAACGGGCGGGAACAGCGCAATCAGCGTTGGCGCGACAGCCGCCGCAGTTACGATGCCGGATCGGGCATCCGGTCACTTGCCGATCTCTATGCGGTCCTGGAGTTCTTCGAGGCCCGCCGCGGGCAGCTTTATGGTTTTCGTTTTCGCGATCCGGTCGACTGGGCCTCGTGCCCGCCGGGCGGAACGGTTGCCGCGACCGACCAGATCATCGGCACAGGCGACGGCATGACGGCGGCTTTCCAGCTGGTGAAGGCCTATCAGGACGCCGGCGGTGGCTGGACGCGGCGGATCGTGAAACCGGTTTTGGCAACGGTGCGGGTCTCCGTGGATGGCGTGGAAGCGGCAGGCACCGCCTGGTCGGTCGATACAACGACCGGGGTGCTCACCTTTCTTGCCGGCCATGTGCCGGCGGCAGGCGCTCTGGTCGGGGCGGGCTTCGAATTCGATGTGCCGGTGCGCTTCGATATCGATCGTATCGATGTCAATCTCGCGCATTTCGATGCCGGGCGTATTCCGACCATTCCCCTGACGGAGATATTGGCATGAGGACGATCCCTCCCGCGCTGAAGGCGCATCTCGACGGGCAGGCGACGACGACCTGCCATTGCTGGCGGGTGACGCGGCGCGATGGCACGGTGATCGGTTTTACCGATCATGATCGCGATCTTGGCTTCGGCGGCACGGGTTTTCTGGCGGCGAGCGGCTTTGCAGCGAGCGAAAGCGAGCAGGCCGCAGGACTTGGCGCGGAAGCTGACGAGGTGGCAGGCGGATTTTCGAGCACAGCGATCGACGAGGGCGATCTGGCGGCCGGGCGTTACGATGGCGCCCGGGTCGAGCTGTTTCTCATCAACTGGGCAGCGCCGGATGAGCATATGTTGCTGAATGTGCGCGAGATCGGCGAAGTGGTGCGCGCCGGTGGCCAGTTTCGGGCGGAATTGCGCAGCCTGGCACATAGGCTGAACCAGCCGCAGGGCAGGCTTTACAATCGCCGTTGCGACGCGAGCCTGGGAGATGGCAGGTGCAGGATGGATCTTGCCGCCTGGCGTGGCGAAGGATCGGTTGTCGAGATGGTCGACCGGAGCCGGTTGCTCGTTTCGGGGCTGGCGGATTTCGCCGATGGTTTCTTCCGCCAGGGCAGGATCGTCTTTTCGGACGGTCTGGTCGCCGAGGTGGACGCGCATGGCAGGCGCAACGACGGCAGCGCGGTCCTCTCACTCTGGCTGCCGCTGGAGGAGGATATCGGGGCGGGCCGTGCATTCACGGTGACGGCCGGCTGCGACAAGACCTTTTCGACGTGTCGGGAGCGTTTTGCCAACCAGCTGAATTTCCGCGGTTTCCCGCATGTGCCGGGTTCGGACTTCGCCTATTCCTATGTGGACGGCGAGCGGATCCATGACGGTGGACCGATCTTCGAATGAGCGGGGTGGAGAACAGGATCGTTGCGCTGGCGGAAAGCTGGATCGGCACGCCTTATCGGCATCAGGGCGCGATGAAGGATGTGGGATGCGACTGTATCGGCCTGATCCGCGGCATCTGGCGCGAGCTTTATGGCAATGAGCCGGAGGCGGTGCCGGCCTATGCGCCGGATTGGGCCGAACGTAGCGGCGAGGACCGGCTGACGGATGCAGCGCTGCGGCTGTTCGGAAAGGCGTTGCCGCTCGCGGAGGCTATGCCCGGAGACCTGCTGCTGTTTCGCTGGAGGCCGGATTGTGCGGCAAAGCATGCCGGTATTCTTGTTGCGCCGACCTATTTCATCCACGCCTATGAGCAGGTGGCAGTGACGCGTTCGGCGCTGGTGCCCTCATGGAAGCGGCGGATCGCTGCCGTGCATCGGTTTCCGGGGACCCGGATTGATTGAAACGGCGATGAACTGGCGTATATTGCTGAAATGGTGAGCGGGGGTGCAACCCCGGCCACCGTGGACTTATCTGTTGAAATGGATCCGGACGGCTATTGACCAGCCCGTCCCGGTCACCCTCCAGATAAGCGTAATGCCAATCGGCTTGAGCCTCATAACATCACCTCCGGGTTTGAAAGCAGGGCTTCTGCCAAAGTCGGTGGAGCCCGTCTCGGCCGATGTGCTGCGCTGGCTGCGGCACTTCTGCTTTTGCTTCTAAACATTGATACGTTGTTGCAATTTTAGCGCGCATCCAGTCGTGAAGACGGATGCGTGAGGAGAGACCATGGCTACTCTTCTTTTCCAGGCAGCCGGTGCGGCCTTGGGCGGCGTGTTCGGTCCGATCGGCGCGATTGTCGGACGGGCTGCGGGTGCTCTCGCCGGCAGTGTCGTCGATCGGGCCTTGATCAACGGAAATCGCACGATTTCTGGCGCGAGGCTGGGTACGGCGCGTATTCCGGGGGCAGACGAAGGCGCTGCTATCAACCGGCTTTACGGGACGGCGCGGATCGGCGGTACGCTGATATGGGCGACGCGTTTCGAGGAGGAGGTGACGCGTGAACGCACTGGCGGCAAGGCGACGGGGCCGCGCGTCGAGACGTTTCGCTACTTTGCCAATTTCGCCATCGGGTTGTGCGAGGGGCCGATCGCTTCGGTGAGGCGTGTCTGGGCCGATGGCCGAGAAATCGACCTGACTGCGATCGAAATGCGCGTCTATCGCGGCGACGAGGAGCAGCTGCTCGATCCGCTGATCGAGGCGAAACAGGGAGAAGGACTAGCGCCGGCTTATCGCGGGCTGGCCTATGTCGTCTTCGAAAAGCTGCCGCTCGATGCGTTCGGCAATCGTATTCCGCTCCTGCAATTCGAGGTGCTGAGACCGGTTGGCAGGCTGGAGGCGCAGATCCGGGCGGTAACGATCATTCCGGGAGCAACGGAGCATGGCTATCAGACCGTTCAGGTAACGGAGAGCACCGGTGAAGGCAGCGGCCGCATCATCAACCGGCATACGACGACGGCGCTGACCGACTGGCAGGCTTCGCTCGATGAGTTGCAGGCTCTTTGCCCGAACCTTCAGCGGGTGGCGCTGGTCGTCTCGTGGTTCGGCACGGATCTCCGTGCAGGGCACTGCCGGATCAGGCCGGGTGTCGAAGTGGAGGCGCGGCACGATGAAAGCGATCCCTGGTCGGTAGCGGGCATCGGGCGGGGTGAGGCCTACCTGGTCAGCCGGCGCGACGGCGCGCTTGCCTATGGTGGTACACCCAGCGACAGGAGCGTCAGGGCGGCAATCGCGGACCTCAAGGCGCGTGGATTGAAAGTCTATCTCTATCCGTTCGTGATGATGGATGTTCCAGCGGGAAACGGTTTGCCCGATCCTTATGGCGGCAGTGAACAGGCGGCCTATCCCTGGCGGGGCAGGATCACCTGTCATCCTGCTCCGGGAGAAGCCGGGTCAGTGGACCGGACGGCGGTTGCACGGGCCCAAGTGGAGGCCTTCAGCCAAGACAGCGAGGGTTATCGCCGTATGGTTCTGCATTATGCGGATATGGTGAGCGATGCGGGTGGTGTAGACGGCTTTATCATTGGCTCTGAACTGCGCGGGCTGACGCAATTGCGCGATGAGGCGGATCGGTTTCCCTTTGTTGATGAACTGGTCGAACTTGCCGGAGACGTCAGGGCGAGGGTCGGAGCGGAGACGAAGATAACCTATGGTGCCGACTGGAGCGAATATTTCGGCTATCATCCGCAGGACGGTCGCGGCGACGTTTTCTTTCATCTCGACCCGCTCTGGGCCTCTCCGGACATCGATGCGGTTGGCATCGACAATTACATGCCGCTCGCCGACTGGCGCGACGATGACCTCGTAAAGCGTAACCCCGATGGCTTTGC